CCCACGGCAGGAACGGACGCAGCCAATAAAGACTACGTTGACACCTCAGTCGCGGCAGTCATTGACGCTGCCCCTGCTGCTCTTGATACGTTAAATGAACTAGCCGCTGCCCTTGGGGATGATGCTAACTTCTCATCAACTATCACTACGTCTATAGCAACTAAGCTGCCTCTCGCGGGTGGTACTATGACGGGTGCTATTGAGATGGGTACGTCTAAGATTACAGGTCTAGGCGACCCTACTGCCAACCAAGACGCAGCGACTAAGAACTATGTAGACACCCAAGACGCGACTAAGCTAAGCACCACGGGCGGAACAATGTCCGGTGCTATCGCAATGGGTACTAACAAGATTACCGAAGCAGGCGATCCTACATCAGCTCAGGATGTAGCGACTAAAGCCTACACAGACTCTATCTTAGGCTCAGCCACGAGTGCTGCTGACAGTGCTGCTGCTGCGGCTACCTCAGAGTCTAACGCTGCTACTTCAGCCTCTAACGCATCTACCTCAGAGACTAATGCGTCTACATCTGCTGATAACGCAGCAAGCTCTGCGGCGGCAGCAGCAACAAGCTACGATAACTTTGATGACCGCTACCTTGGTCAAAAGGCTTCTGCCCCTTCTGTAGATAACGATGGCGATGCTCTGCTTACTGGTGCAATCTACTTCAACACTACAGATTCTAAGATGCAGGTCTACACAGGCTCAGCATGGACTGACGTAGCACCTACAGCAACCTCCGTTACAGTCAGCCAAATCTCTGATTACACTGGAACAGCAACCACTCTTAACTATACGTCCAACCTAAGCTCTGACGCTCAGACTCAGCTAGACTCCAAGAACGCCCTGCCAATTCTCAAAGGCACAAGCTACACCGCAGCAGTGGGTGAGTTTGTTGTCGCTACAGCCTCTGGCATTACTATTACTCTCCCTGCCTCACCAAGCGCAGGCGACACGGTGACTGTTAAAGACGGCACTGGAGACGCAGCAGCTAATACGTTTACTGTGGCTCGTAACGGCGAAAACATAGCAAGCTCTGCTACAGACCTGATCTTTGACAAAAACTTTGCTGAGATAACTATGAGCTACGTTGACGGCACTATCGGATGGAGCGTATAAATGAGCAACTTGTCGGAACTGCTGCCGACAGGCGGTGGACAAAACGCTGTAGACTTTGTTGCGTCTGGGACTTTGAGTTCTGGGCAGACTGTTGTTCTTAACTCGGATGGGACGGTTGAGGCTGTTGCTGAAAGTGTTATTCCTCAGTCAGCCAGTTCTGCAACAACCATTATAAGTGGAGTATATAATCCTCAACGCCTTTACTATGACGAAGTACACAATTGTTTTTTTTATATATACAAAGACTCTGCAAATAGTTATTACTTATCAGCAAAAGTCGGAACTTTAAATGGAACAACAATTTCTTGGGGTACTACAATTGTTTTAGTTAGTGGCATTACAACTCCTGATGACGCTTACAGCGGATGTATGGACTTAAATGCAGAAATGTTTGTTATTCATTATCAAGCAGGCACTAATAATCAATCTTACGCTAGAATTATTTATAACATTGATTCATCTGCAAAAACTTTTTCTTTGACTAATGCGCAAAGTATTAGTGCAAACACTATAAACAGCAATAGTCCTTGGGTTGTTTACCATAAAGAACAGCAAAGAATAGTTTTTGGGTATAACCGTAGTAATGTTGGATATGCAAAATCAGCACTAATTGACGTATCAGGGCCGTCTTGGGCGGTCGTTGGTTCTGAGACAGGTTATAGCGGTGGCGCAACTATGGTATGGCCTACTGCTAATTATGATGAAGCATCGGAAACTATTGTAGTATGTGGAGAAGGAAGCGGATTAAAAGTAGTAGCAGGGTCGGTAAATGGAAACTCATTAAGTTTTGGTTCTGTCGTTACTGTATCAGGAAATCCACATAGCCAAACTATTTCTTATGATTCAGTATCAGCGAAATCAGTTATTTGTTATGTAAATCAAAATAACTCAAATTACGGAACTGCTGTGGTTGTTAGTATTTCAGGAACAACAGTATCTTTAAGCCCTCTTGTTGTGTTTCAAAGCAGTTCTGTGTCTACCAATGTTGATAGTATGACATCTGTTTATTCTGCCATTAGCCAAACAATTGTTGCTTTTAATACTCCTAATGATGGAAGTGCGGTTAAAGCACACAATGGAACAGTGACTGGGTCGTCAATATCATTTGGTTCTGCGTTTTCTATGGTTAATCAGTCTTCAGATAGGTTTGTAGAATCAGCTTATTCAACAGCAGATGGGAAAATTGCTTTTGTTGATACAAATTTTACTGGCTCTTTTAATACTATCTATCAAGTTTACCAAGCATCTTACACCGCAACCAACTCCGCCGACTTCATAGGTATCACAGCCGGAGCAATCTCAGACACAGCCACAGGCGCGGTCAACGTATACGGTGGGATTAACGAAGCGCAGACAGGTTTAACTATAGGCTCTGATTACTACGTCCAAGCAGACGGCTCTATATCCACCACTGCAAGTGCTGTTAAAATAGGCCAAGCAATCTCCGCGACCACGATCAACATGATGGATTTAACATGAGCAATCTAAGCGAGTTACTACCCGCAGGTGGCGGCGGCAAAAACGTAAACTTCGTGGCTTCGGGGACTCTGGGCAACGGGATTGCTGTCTCTTTGCAGTCTGATGGGACTATTATTTCAAGTGCTAGTTACAGTGTCAGCACCAATGTCGGCACTGCTACTCAATATGGTTCAGGTGGTTGGTATCTTGAGCAAGGCTCTGTTTATGATCCTGTAAATAATAAAGTGGTTATTGTTTATGCTGACTTTGCTACGTTTTATGGATATGCGGTAGTAGGCACGGTAAGCGGCGATACTATTAGTTTTGGCACACCTGTTCAGTATATTGGGGCTGCTGCATCTATTGATAGAAGCATAGCTTATGATTCAGAAAATAATAAAGTAGTTATAGCTTATAGAGACAGCGGTAATTCAAACTACGGCACTGCAATCGTAGGCACTGTTAGCGGTACTTCAATATCGTTTGGAACTGCCACGGTATTTAATAGTTCTTACTCTAGATACACTAGCACCACTTACGACTCTGTTAATGGTAAAATTGTCATTGCTTGCAGAGACGTTGGGAATTCAAACTACGGCACAGCAGTAGTAGGCACTGTGTCTGGTACAAGTATATCTTTTGGCTCAACAGTTGTTTTTGAATCAGCAGCAGTTGATTGGATTTCTTCTGCTTTTAACTCAGCTGAAAGCAAAATAGTTATAGCTTATGAAGATGAAGGCAACTCAAGCTACGGCACTGTTGTAGTAGGAACAGTAAGCGGGACAAGCATTAGCTTTGGAAGTCCTGTAATTTTTGAGAGTGCCACCACACAATTTATTTCTACAATATATGACAGCAAAAATAATAAAATAGTAATAGGTTACCAAGACAACGGAAACACAGGAAGAGCTACAGCTATTGTAGGCACTGTTTCAGGCACATCTATTAGCTTTGGTTCTGCTAGTGTTTTTAAAAACGCCAACTGTGCTTATGTCAAAGGTGTTTATCATGAAGATTCTGGCAAGGTTGTATTTTTTTATCAAAACTCGGATTCTTCACAGAGAGGTGAGTCAGTTGCAATTACTGTAAGCGGCACTACTTTTACTGCCGATACTTCTGTAGTGATAACATCTTTACGGTTTCAGCGAGGAACTGCTTCTTACGATACTAGCACAAAGAAAATTGTTATTGCTTATGGTGAAGAATTACTAAGAGAAGAGGCTTTAGTTTACACCGTTGCATATACAGGAACTCCATATACCGACTTCATAGGCATAACAGACGCTGCCATCTCGGACACTGCATCTGGCTCGGTGACAATCAAAGGCGGCATCTCTACCAACGTCACAGGACTAACGCCTAACACAACATACTACGTCCAATCAGACGGCAGCTTGTCCACGACAGCCTCAGACGTACTAGCAGGCAAAGCCCTGTCCTCCACTAGCATTAACTTGGATTACACAACATGAGCAATTTGAGTGAATTACTACCTGCCGGAGCGGGGGCAAAGTCAGCAGAGTTCGTGGCTAGTGGCACTTTAAGTTCTGGGCAAACTGTTATATTGCGTAGTGATGGAAAGGTTGAGGCTGTTGCTGAGACTGCTATTCCTGAACAAACAGGCACGGCTGTTGTTTTTAACGGATCAAGTTATTGGTTTGGGGCTACATTTGACTCTAATACAAATAAAGTTGTTATAGTTTATAGCGACCAAACTAATGGAAGTTACGGAACAGCAATAGTAGGTACTGTTAGCGGGACAAGTATTAGCTTTGGTACTAAAGCAGTTTTTGAGTCAGCTCAAACTCAATATGTAGCAGTTTCTTTTGATACAGCCTCAAACAAAGTTGTTATAGGTTACAGAGATGATCCTGACAGTAATCAAGGAAAAGCTGTAGTAGCAACTGTAACCGGAACTAGTATTTCTTTTGGAAGTCCTGTTACTTTTTCTAACACAGCCGCTATATATGTTTCTTGTGTTTACGATTCGTCACAAGATAAAACAGTTATAGTTTATTGTGACGATCAAAATTCGTATCAAGCTAAAGCAGTAGTAGGCACAGTTAGCGGCACAAGTATTTCTTTTGGAAGTCCAGTTACTTTTAATGCTGCAACAACTTACGATACAAGAGCTGTTTTTGATTCTACTAACAATAAAGTTATTATAGCTTATAGAGACGCAGCAAATTCTAACTACGGAACTGCTATTGTAGGAACTGTATCTGGAACTTCTATTAGTTTTGGAAGTGAGTCTGTATTTAACGCAGGAAATTTATTTTATATTTCTATTGTTCATGACAACATAACAAATAAAATTATTATTTCTTATACTGATTATGGAAACTCTGCTTATGGAGCATCTATTGTAGGAACTGTTTCAGGAACATCCATATCTTTTGGGTCGGAAATAATTTTTTTAAGCTCCGCAATTTACGGAACTGCCTCTTCGTTTGATCCTAATGCAAATAAAGTAGTTGTTTTTTACAGAAAAGACGATGCTAATGACTATGGTTATAGCACTGTTGGAACTGTAAGTGGGACAAGTGTTTCTTTTGCAGCTCCAAGCATATTTAAATCATCTGTAGTGTCAGATGTTATGTTTTCTACTTTTGATTCTAATGAAAACAAAGTTGTTATTGTTTATCAAGATCAGACAAACTCGTCATCAGGAACTGTAAATGTTTTCAGAAATGCTTCTACTGGAACAAACTCCGCAGACTTTATAGGCATAACAGACCAAGCCATAGCCGACACAGCCACAGGCGCAGTGATTGTTCAGGGTGGGGTTAGTGATAAAGTATCTAGCCTCACAACAGGCTCAGACTACTACGTCCAAGCTGACGGCACTTTATCAACAACAGTTTCCTCTGTCCCTGCGGGCAGGGCTTTATCACCAACCTCAATCCTATTGGAAGGATAATTATGAAAACTATTATTTGCGAAATGAACTGCTCTAAGTACCTGTTTGCTGACGACAAGCAAGTCAACATGAAAGCTGACTGCATTGAAGTGGGCGACCCTGACAACTTGGACTTTATCATTGGCGACCTTAACGCTAATAACTCTACACTAATCGAAGGCGTGACTGAGCCAGACGATTGGTACGGTTGTAAGTACAACTACGTCAATGGTGCTTGGGAGTTATGCCCTGATTGGGTTGATCCGCGCTTGGAAGAAAACAGGGTATAACAACACAAGCAGTAGAGGAACAACAATGGAAGATCGACTAAGCAGGCTAGAACAAAAGATTGATATGCTGTCAGAAGCTGTTGTTTCTCTAGCGCGTGTTGAAGAACGTTTAGTGACTGTGTTTAACAGACAGTCGCACATAGAAGCCAAGGTAGAAAACATAGATAACAAAGTTGATGAGCTGTCTCAGGGAATGGTTAGCTCTAAACTGGTAGAGCGACTCATCTGGGTTATTATCGTAGCAGGCGTCAGCACTGCCTTCACTTTATTAGGAAACTAGGATGACTTATTTAGAATTAGTCAACAGCGTGCTACGTCGTCTGCGTGAGAATCAAGTAGAGACTGTAGCAGAAACGAGCTACTCAGCCTTGATTGGCGACTTTGTCAACGACGCTAAGCAAATCGTAGAAGACGCACACAGTTGGTCAGCGCTGCGTACTGGTGTTGAGTTTGACACTGTTAACGGTACGTCAGTGTACTCACTAACAGGCTCTGGACAGGACGTTGAAGTAAGAGAGGCGTTGAACACAACACAGAAGGGACGCCTTACAGCTAAGAACAGAACGTACATGAATCGCTACTACAAGATAGGTACTCCTGCGACTGGCGTGCCTACAGAGTTTGCGTTTAACGGTGTTGACAGCAACGGCGACATTACAGTGCAAGTGTATCCACAGCCTGACAATGTCTATACGTTGTTCTTTGACGCCTTTGTTAGACAGCCTGATCTTACTGAAGACGCTACACGGCTTAAAGTGCCTCACAACGCTGTTGTACAGCTTGCGTTGGCTATGGCGTTGCGTGAGAGAGGCGAGACAGGTGGTCAGTCAGCAGCAGAGCAGTTTGCAGTGGCTGATGCAGTGTTATCTGACGCTGTAGCCTTTGATGCTAACAAGTACGACGAAGACACAACATACGTCGCTGTCTAAGGAACTTAAATGGCTCAACAACTACAAAGCATTACTATTACTGCTCCGGGCTTTGCAGGCATTAACACGCAAGACGCCCCGCTGTCACAAGAGCCTACCTTTGCTGCTGTAGCGGATAACTGCGTCATTGACAAAGAAGGCAGGATAGCGGCTCGTAAGGGCTATGAACTATTGAACGGTAACGACTTGCTAGGCTCTTCAGACGGTGTTGAGTCTATGGGTGAGTTTGTTGCTGCTGATGGTGACATTACGTTCTTCTCCGCAGGCAATAACAAGATATTCTCAGGCACTGCCACGATGGTAGACGAGACTCCTGCAGCCTACAGCATTACAGAAAACAATTGGAAGATGGTCAACTTCAACGACCATATGTATTTCTTCCAACGTGGTTATGAGCCTTTGGTGTACGCAGACCACACAGGAACTGTCGCGCCAATGTCTACGCATGCACACGCAACAGGCACGCCTCCCGAGGGGCATGTCGCTATTGCTGCGTTTGGTCGCATGTGGGTTGCAGACTTTGTTGATGACAAGTCTACGATCTATTGGTCTGACCTGTTAGACGGTACAGCGTGGTCAGGAGGCTCAACAGGCTCTATAGACATCACTAACGTGTGGCCTACTGGTTACGACACTATTACTGCTCTAGCAGCACACAACGGCTTCCTAATCATCTTTGGACGCAACTCTATCCTTGTCTACGAAGGCGCAAGTAGCCCTGCTAACATGACGTTGACAGACACCATCTCTAACGTGGGCTGTGTAGGCAGAGACGCTGTAGTTAGCACTGGTAAGGACTTGATCTTCTTAGACGACTCAGGCGTGCGTAGCCTGTCTAGGACAATACAAGAGAAGTCAGCACCTATTGGCGACATCTCTAAGAACGTTAACAACGATGTTAAGTCTTTGTTTGCTGCAGAGACTGGCGACATAAAAATGCACTACTCGCCACGACAGGCGTTTGTGTTGCTCAACTTCCCAGTGTTAGGCGTTACCTACACGTTTGACACACGCTTTCCTTTGCAGGACGGCAGCTACAGAGCTACAACGTGGTCGCACATGAATCCTCTGTGCTTTACAGAGACGTCAGCAGAAGAACTATACATTGGTGTGCTAGACGGAATTGCAGAGTACAAAGGCTATAAAGACAACAACACAGCCTATCTGCTTAGCTACTTTAGCCACCCACTGAGCTTTGGCAGCACGTCTAATCTGAAGTTCCTGAAGAAGATTAACCTGACTACCTTTGACGGTGCAGAAGCAACAGTGGTGCTTAACTGGGCTTACGACTACTCAGGCGCATACACCAAGCAAGCCTACGTACTACCTAAGTCTAACGTTGGTCAGTATAACATCTCAGAGTTCAACACAGAGGCTGAGTATTCGTCGTCTATAGCGCTCATCAATCGTCAGAAGATCAACGCTAGCGGACAAGGCACTGTAGTCGCTGTTGGTGTTGAGACGACTGTAGAAGGCAAGTCTATAGCAATACAAGAGCTGAACATTCACGCATTACTAGGAAGGATTGTTTAATGTCTAACTATACTAAGCTAACTAACTTTGCAGCCAAAGACGCTCTTGTTAGTGGCAACCCTGCTAAAGTCATTAAAGGTGCTGAAGTGGGCGCGGAGTTTGATTCTGTTGCTGTTGCGGTGAATAGCAAGGCAAACACTGCATCACCTACGTTCACAGGCACAGCTACGTTTGACAACGTTACTGCCACAGGCACGATAGCACTGTC